GTAGTGAGTGATACAAACACGTCGATATAAAGTCGATATAAATTCAAACCTATGATGCGTTTGAATTTATGACCTCTAGGCATTGGTTCATTTTGGTTTCATTGTTCCCAGTCTGGCGGCCACTCCAATGGCGACACAATAAACGAGAGAGCCAAGAACAATCCGGCGAGCAAGGCGATCATCATGAAATGGTCGCCAGCGCTGAACAACATCATCACGACCGCCGACGCAATAAACGCAGTGAATAACGCAGTGTAATCCATCATACTTTTGGCACAAATACGTCACTGTTGCGCTGACTACTCAGACTCTCAATGGTGACATCTTTGGAGACCTTGTCGGGGCGATAGGTTTCCGCCGGTGTGGGTATCGATCCGGGTGTTGCGTGACTGGCCGACACGAAATTGTACATTTGACGTCTGCCGCCGGTACCTTTTGCCGAGAGTTCGTCGGTACTCAAGTTGTAAAACGTGTAGGGTTCCGACATGAAACTCGACGTGGCCGTTGCAAGAGCCACGCCCATGGGTTCCGTGGCCACCGTTTTGACGTGTTGGACGGATCCACCACTACCACCACCACCACCACCTGATGCCTGGTACTGACGCACAATGTCTTCGCCATACACGACGGTATACCCCTTGCCCAAGACCAAGGCAGGTACACTGTGGACATGGGGAGGCATGGGCACCGTCTTACCATTTTCGAGGACAATCATGACAGCGGCTCCTTCTTTTCGTCGTTTGTCAATGCACAAGAAATTCATCTTTTCTGCTAAATTGGCCTTGACGAGGAACTGGATGACGCCCTGGGAGTGTTTACAAAAGTTGCTATAGTACAACGTATCCATTTGTACTAAATCAAGAACTCGACGCAACGCGAAACAACGCATGCGTGGAATACATTAGTGCATCGATCCGCTACACATGTTGTACAAGAGACGGTTCTGCAAGTAAAACACGGCGTAAATCACGAGGACCCACACGAGGTGCCAGGCAAACGTCAGAGGGACCTTTTTCATGATGAGCATACCGGCACCCGAGACGAGTACGAGAAAGAAGAAAATGAGGCCAATGACGGAAAGGTAGTAGAACAGGACGCAGTAGTCGCGACTCAAGGGACCGAACAAACTCTTGGCGGAAAGGGGTCCGGACATGGAGGGTTTATATATCTTGCAAGAGAGAATTTTTGTCTAAACCCACTGTAGATGAACATTGTCCAGTACCTCCTCTCGCTTTTTTTAAGCGAAGAACGATGGAATATTGGACTGATGATTTTAACGAGCATTGCCATCAATATTCTGCAAACCAATGGCATTTCCTTCATCACCGCCAACATTATCCAACATCTCGAACAAAAAGAGACGCAAACTGCCTTTGTATTTTTCCGCTACTTTGTCCTCGTATCGGTCCTGTACATTACCATGTATTACGGCTACCGATGGTTCAAAGATCGCATGATGACCAAGTTGACGCAGTGGTTGCAGTTTCAAATTGTTCAAATGATTATGAAAATCAACAATCAGACCATGAGCAATGCCAATTTCACCAACATTAACACGTTGATCAATCAGCTCACCATGACATGTTTCTCGTTTTTCACCGACGTCATTACCTATTTGATTCCCAACATTGTCTTTTTACTCGTCGTGGCCGGATACTTCCTCTATCACTATTTCGGGGTGGGTTGTCTGTTTATTGTTGGAAATGTCATCTTGGTGTCATTTTATTTTGTGCAGTGGAATTCGATCATGACCAAGAATTTGCACTACGAGGGTCTCAATGTCCAAGGTGAGGCCCAATTGGTGGAGATTCTCAATAACCTCGACAAGATTGTATACCGCGGTCAAACGGAACAAGAGACGCAAAATTACCGAAAGCAACAAGAGAAAATCTCCGATGCGGCCTTTGATTACTACAATCACGTCAATGGCAACATGTACGTTATGAATGGGATCATTTTGGCGACGACGTCCAGCTGTGCATTTTGGATCATTCACTTGGTGTCGAAAAAGAAGATTTCGCTCACTACATTCATTACCCTCTTTACCATCCTCTTGCTGTATCGCGAAAAGGTGGCGGGTTCTTTGTTGGAAGTGTTCAACATCATGGACTTTATCGGGCACAGTCAAAACATTATCAACCATTTCCAAAACATGTCCGAGGATTACCAGTCCGTGATGGCAGTCCAACAAACACAACCGGATCTCGTACTTGAAGAAATTGATTTCCGCAACGTGTCCTACAGTTACGATGGAGGAGAGCACATGGTGTTTGAAAATGTCTCCATGACGTTGCATACCAAGGGGAACAAAGTGATTGGGATCACGGGATTGTCGGGAAAAGGCAAGAGTACGTTTATGAAACTGTTGATCAAATTGTACAAGTGCAATGGTGGGTCGATTCACATCGACGGACATGACATTGAAACGATGGATAATGATTATTTGCGCAGTAAAATCACGTACATTAACCAAAACTCGAAATTGTTTGACCGCACTGTGATTGAAAATTTATTGTTTGGTTGTTCCGACGGTGTCGCTACCGAAGTGTGCAAATCGCGTCTGACAGAGATTATGGCCTATCCCAAGATCCAACAATTGTATCAGAGCGTCGACGTCAACGAAGGATCCAGTGGACATTTGGGCGAAAAGTTGTCCGGGGGTCAACGTCAAGTGGCGAATTTGATCAGCGGTCTGATTCATCCGTCGCCCGTTTTGATCTTGGATGAGCCCACGAATGCACTCGACAAGGAATTGAAACGTGAAGTCATTGATATTATTCAGACGTTTAAGAAATTCAAACAGTGCATCATTATCATTACACACGATCAAGATGTCTATCCTCTGTTTGACGAAAACATTCAACTCTAACCATGGCACATGGGTGCACACTCCGGCTATATCGTAGCCCCGAAGCGATTGCGGCTACGATTCAATTGCTCCATCATCATTCTCGAAATGGGGCCGTGATGAAACACACGTTGGACATGTTGGATAAGATCTGCACCGAGTTTTCCGAGTACAGGGCTCTCGTGGAACACTTGCTCCGAGCTATTCCGCAAGAGAAATGGCGGACCATTCAGGCGGCGGCATCGGCTTTCGCCTCCTCGACGTCGTCGTCTGAAGAGTTTTAATGGTTTTTTGTACTTGTCTCAACGTTGTCGTGGAAACCCTGCTGCTGCTTTCGTCCTCCTGAACCGTGGTGGACCGAGCCATCTGAAAAATTTCATTTTCTTCCGTCATGGTTTTCCGCGGTCGCATTTCGAGGCGGCGGCGCTGCGATCGTTTCCATGCCAACGTCGTCGCCGTCAGCAGAAGACACCACAACATGAGCAGTCGCAGCAGCATGTGGAGGAGGATGTGTTCAAAGAGGTGCAGAGGCGGTGGTGCCAGACCAGAGAATAATATGAGGGGATATATTATAATGCCCGGCATTGCAACGGTGTTGTACAATGATTTCATCCGTCCCAGAAAACGCATGATCCTCTACGTGTTTTTAATCGCCGTATTTAGCGCAGCCACCTATTTCGCCTACGTTTCCTTGGCCAAACCCACCATGGCCTTTTATGAAAATTTTGGCGCCGATGTCCCCAACGACAACAATCGTCAAGGCGAGGCGACGATTCTGGGGTTCTTCGCCGACTGGTGTCCTCACTGCAAAACTGCCAAACCCGACTGGGCGTCGTTTTCGTCGGAACTTTCCGATAAACCCTACGGCAAATATGTGTTGAAATCGGACATGGTAGATTGCACCGACGGCAACGATCCGCGCATCCAACAATACTCCATCAATGGATACCCCAGCGTCATCATTATCAAGGACAAAGAGGTCATTCGATATGATGGAAAAGTTACAGCGAGCAATCTGAACCAATTTGTAAAGAGCACATTGGGGAACCCAGAGCAAAGCTAACTCCATCTTCGAAGAGCGATTTCCTGAGCGTTTCCGACGAACTCAGTTCGAGTAAATTCAAGGCATTGACAAACTTTGATCTTAAATGAATCTCGTGTGTTAAAGGATCCACCTTTTCAGCACGGTGTCGCGAGGATTGAATCAGTTGCTGCATCAGATACAACATGTAATCCACAAAATTGGAACCCGAATGCACGGGGGGAAACGGATCAAACACAGTCTTGATTCCCAAAATGGCGTTGCCGTCGATGCCGTCTCGACGTTGACACATGGTCAAGGGATAATTTAGCAACATGCCCCCATCCACATACCCAACTCCGTCTTTGAAAAATGGCACAAACAAGAGGGGGACACACGACGATGCGTAGGCCGCTTCAATGATGCGCCACGCCGGATGCGTGCGATGCGAAATGTCAATCAATTCGCATTGCGCTTTCATTTCCACGGCATAAAAATGCACCTCGACACCGGTCATGTCAAACAAATCTTGCAACGTGGACTCGGCGGTCAAGTGTTTTCCGAGCAATAGGGGAGACAAAATTTGAGTCATGATTTCTATGCCCCAAATGCCCCGTTGTTCCAACACGCGCAACAACATGGAATACAAGTCGAGTTTCAGTACATGATGCCATGGCCGTTTTACTGTATAGGTTTCTGCTTCGTCCCAATCATAGCGCAAAGCCACAATGATGGCCAATACGCAACCGATGGACGTGGCGTCGATACTTTTCAAATCGTCGCGTGACCATATACCCTTGTCGGACAAGGTTTTCAACGCCCCCAAGGCTACCAATCCGGAGGCGCCGCCACCGGCGAGAACCAAATGTTGAATCGTCATCCGTTGGAGGAGGAGCGGGGAATGTGTCTATATATTTTGTTTCCTGATTATAGAATCATGTCTTGTTTTTTGTTCGTCGAGGAGGATGACCATGCCACTCAGATTGATATTGATTCGCTCTATGAAAAACGCCACCGACGCGATTTGAAACAAGTGGCCATTTTTAACAAGCTCTTGAATCGGATCCACAAACGCATCACGTTGACGGCTAGAAACAAGTCCACGACGGAACAACACATTTGGTTCAACGTCCCCGAGTATATTTTCGGCGAACCCGTCTATGACAAGGGCGATTGCATTGCCTACTTGGTTGCCAAACTCGAGACCAGCAAATTTCACATTCGCTACGTACACCCCAACACGTTGTTTGTCTCGTGGTCCCATTTTGTCCCATCGTACGTGCGCCAGGAATTTAAGAAAAAGACGGGCATTGCCGTCGACGAGTATGGCAATGTCAAAGAACGGGCCGAGGAGGAAGAAGCGGCATCGGCGTCGTCGTCAGCTGCTGCGGCGGCTACCACTACTACTACTACATCGGATGGATCGCGACGTATATTTACCCCCATTGACCAGTACAAACCCACCGGCAATCTCGTGTATGCACCCGAGATGTTGGAAACGATTGAACGCAAAGTTAAATTTGCCTGAGTCATGTCGTCCGAACACCCCTCTGAACACATGCATGTAGCCGATGGCACCTCTTTGTTCTTCCCCAATTTTTGCCAAGACATGAGAATCGATCCGGATGCATTGTACGAGGCCGCGGTCGAAATGCCCTGGATGGATCGGAAGAGGTTCTTTGTGCATCTCACTACTAGCCATCGCACCGACTTTCTTACCTATTTAACGCGTTGTTTGTCCATTGTATTTGGCTTTCGCGCCAACCACGTCACTGGTGCACAGTATTCGAATCTGTCGGATGTCAGCGGCGCACATTCCGATCGACCTTTGGATCTCTGTCCGAAATCGTGGATTGTCATCATTCGTCTCGGCGATACCCGCGACTTTGTGTTGAAGGAGCGTTTGCCCGAAGAACACGTGGAGTGGCTACGACAGAATGACGTTTCCGAGGAAGATCCCTACGTCAATTTTACAGGACGGTCGTACGAGCGTATCACGATGACACATGGCTCTGCGGTATTGTTGAGTACCGCGACCAATAGCCGATGGACACACGAAGTGCCTGTGGGACAGACCCCGATGGACGATTCTTGCAACGATTCTTGCATCTCGTTGGTGTTTCGCGACGTTCAAGCGGACATGAAGCAATTTGAACGGATTCTGTCGTTGGTTTATTAAAAAACAAATTTCTTCAACGGTCCAACAACACGTCAGCTTGGGCCGCGTCAGCTTGGGCCGCGTCAGCTTGGGCCGCGTCAGCTTGGACGGCTCCAGCTTGGACGGCGTCACGCAACGTACGGCGACCCAATACACCTTGGCCATTTTCGGATGCCACGAGGGTATTCGGAAAACGCACAATCAGTGCAGTGGCATTGTCTTTTGATGATCGTTCCACGATGGAAAGGTGAACCACTTCTTCGGCCAACAGTTGCGCATTGGACTCGCCTTCATCCACAATCAACAGTCGGATCGTGTCCATAGCCAACTCGTTGGTAAAGACGTCCCACACTCCATCCGAGGCCAACAGCAACACCGCGGCATCCTCACGAGGCCAAATCGTAATGTCGGGTTCCGGTGACACCTTTTGTTGCGTCGGATACAATGTGGGGTCGGCCTTGTACTCGTAGTCGCCCAAGGCCCGCGACAGCGCCAATTTGCCATCGACCCGATTCTGAATCACGCAGCCACCTGCGGCTTCAATGCGCGCACGTTCCCGATCCAGATTCGGTTTGTGATCCGTCGACAATGGCACTATATCACCTCCCTTGGTCAACAAACACGCACGTGAATCCCCTGCATTCGCACATACAATTTGATCCGGCGTCACGATGGCCACAATGGCCGTTGTTCCGGGAGTCATTCCGGGATTTGACATGGACAACATGTTCTCGCACGCTTCCGAGTCCAACTGGAAAAAGGCATCGGTCAATGCATCGACAATGCTTAACCCTTCGACCCAGCTATCGGTGGATTCCAACACGCGCACCAGATTCTGCTGAACGTACTCGGCCATGGCCTTTCCGCCATGGCCATCAAAGACGCCGACCAAGACGTGATCCGGACGACTGGGCAAGACAACGGCCACATGATAGTCTTCCATCGTTGTACGGCGCCCTTGCATGCCAACCGCTCCAATCTCCAGATCCCGGGCCACATGCACAGGATCCACATAGTCGAGGACGGGTTCCGACGATTGATTGCCCATGGCGGGTTTCAAGCAAGTAGTGTTTAAAGTAGTGTTCCAGGTAAGTGATCTCAAGTCGGGATGTTCAAGATCGCCTTGTTTGGCGTTGTAAAACGCTTGCCAAAAACGATTCCCAAAAAAAACACGATTGCAAAGACGAAAACACACCTTCGTAAGGCTTACATGTCACCAGCGTTCTCTGCCGATCCATCTGACGACGCGTGTATCGACGACGCGTGGCGATTGAGACACCACTTGTTCTCGAAACGAAGACCGCAATGGCAACTCTCATCACAGGCAGCGGTACTGGGAACGGCGGACGACAAGGTAGTGCATGTTGAGCCGACTAAACGAGAAGGTGGATGTCGGTACCCGAGGTGAAATGACAGAAATAATTGATACTGGTAAACCGATCAATAAACGTCTTCTGTGTCCTGTTCGAGAGCTCTTCAAAGCCGGGGTAAAATATTTCTTTCCAGAAATACCAAACGCGGTTAAATCGACCGTCCAACCAGTGAATAAGATGTGGGTTTTCCATCAAATAAATTGACAGAAACGATTGATCATCTTGATTGTATTTCATATACGTGTCAATGTGTTTATCGTATAATTCCACAAACACGTCGGCGTGGTATTGAGGTTGGTAGATGACGAGTCCACCGTTGAGGTGGTCGTGGCTCGGCGACGTGTATCCCGCCATGGCATACCAATCTTTGCCCGTTTTCTCCCATCCGTTTCTGACTTGGATCATTTCACGCCATTCGTAATTGTTGTCCAAATATTTGCGTTCATTCACGGCCGCGATGCAGCCGGGGCGTATT